TAAAGAAAAGTAATAAATACAACTATATACAAGGAAAACAGATCACGGACCACGAATCAGGGACCAGGGTTTATGAGATAGATAATTCTAGACTTCCTTCAGTGACTACGATATTAGGAGCCACCAAAAATCAACAATTTTTAAAAGACTGGAAGGCCAAAGTTGGAGAAGCAGAAGCAGAACGAATCAAGAATCATAGTAGTAGGCGGGGCACTGCCATGCACAAATTCTTGGAGCACCATATACTCGGTACTGGCTACGATGATCTTACAGGGATCGGACAGGAGGCGAAAGCCATGGCCCAAAAAGTTATTGAAGTGGGGCTTACACCAATTGAAGAGTATTATGGCTCGGAGATTATGCTACACTATCCTGGGCTTTACGCTGGGGCTACTGACTTGGTTTGTTTACACAATGATATGGAAACTATTGTAGACTTTAAACAAAGCAATAGACCTAAGAGAGAAGAATGGATTGATGACTACAAACTTCAAATTGCAGCCTACGCTTTGGCGCATGATTATACTCATAAGAGTCAGATAAGACAAGGAGTCATTATGATATGTACTCCTGATTTGTATTATCAAGAATTTAAGATACAAGACACAGAATTAAAAAGTTGGAAACATAAATTTTTAAAAAGATTAGATATGTATCATGAGATACAGTTTGATGAAAAAGAGAGAACAACACCAATGAACCCGGAGGATTTTTTCAATGGCGCATAGCAACGACTTATATAGCGCTTTGGTTAAGAGGTATGAGGCAGAAATGGCAGACGCAGAGGCTAAACTAAATATGTTTATGTACTCAGGCCAATTGCTTCCTGAGCATGCTAATATAACTGAAGAAATGGACAAATTGCTGCATAAATATGTAGAATGTGGCGAAAAGTTGGCAACTTTAAAGCGTAAATACGGCAAAAGTAACTGACATATAAGAGATCTCACAGATATTTTTTGTTTCAAAAAAAAAAACATGAAAAAAAACTGTCATTCTGTCAGTTTAGGCTATTAGTGTTGGTATACAACAATAATACGTGACAAAAGTAGTGACAGAAAATGTTTTTATGACAGAAAATATTGTCAGTTGTACACTTATGTCACAGTAGCTCTATCCCGGTGGGCCAAACTTTTTTGAATTCCAAATTCAAAAATATCTGGTATATCTCTTATATGCCCAAGATAAGAAGAAAACAAATCGCAACTAGCAAGACTCCCGAATTACCTTTTCCTAAAGTCCGAGTGGAGTGGATTGATATCTTAAGTGACTCAGGCTGGGCTAGCGATAAAGAATTTGATAAAATGAAATTAAGTTACCCTGTTAATGAGGGTTGGTTATATTCTAAAGATAAGAATTCAATTAAACTGTTTGCGTCTTTTGATCAGGATGAGGACGGTCTGACTTTTGGGGATCGGACGATGATACCAACTTCGGTTGTTCGGAAGATTCAGAAGATTTAGTTGTCTCTTCAGCCACACCTTCAACACTCTTTATACCTAACAGAGGTGCGTAGTCGTCTAGTAACTGTTGGCGTTTTGCTTGCAATTGTTCTTCTGTCATTTCCTCTAATTTACCTGATCGTATCTCTTTTTTGTCTACATATAATCCTGCAGCCTTTCCTCTCGCTACTTCCATATTACCAGCAGCGGAGAAAGAATTCTTTTTTAAAGCAAGACCTTTAATTCTATCTAGTTCAGCTAAATGTTTATCGTATGTGACATGATGCTTTTGAAGTCTATCTTCTGTTAGTTTAGCTTTGTATGCTACCACTAATGGGTTTTGTCTCGGGTTAGTTAGTTCTGATCCTTCCACCATTGCTCGTTTAGGTGAGTAGCCAGCCAGGAGAGCTGCTTCAGTCTTTGAAACGGGTCCATCAGGTCCGCCGAATACTAAAAACTCAACGAATCTTTTTTGCATATCTGTCAATCTTTTTGGTAATCCCATGATTGACAATTTAAGGTAAGTATCCTATAAAGTCAAGGTATGAAAGACAAGCGTACTTATACTAAATTGAAAGAACATGGAGAAGATATGACACACGAAAATGAGCGTAAACACTCTAACGAAGATAGAGGGTCAGGAGATTTAACCTACCTTATTGATAGGTATCAAAAAGAAATATGGAATTGGAAGCAGAAAGAAGCAGATTGGATTAAAACTCAAAATCTATTACAGGGATCGAAACAAATTATAGATGAGTTGTCTCTTAGACTTACTTCACTGGCTAGAAAAGTCCAGGAGTTAGAGTACGACAACAACACTTATAAAAAAGAAATTGAAAAACTTCTTGCGGAAAAAACTAAATGAGAGTAAGAGACCTTCAGGAATTTCTATCTAAATTCACCGAGTCAAAAAAAGATGGTACTCGTCAAGGTAATGCGTTAAGTGACGCTGTTATCTTTGTGGAAATAAATGGATTCCTAGAAGAAATCAAACGCATGGAAGTTCACGAAAATAGTCAAACAATCTTTGGAGCCGCTGGTAACCACCAGTCTCACAGGCTTATTCTCAAAACAAAACAAGATAAAAAAATTATTATTCCAGATAAATTGCGTGATACTGTGCTGTAATTGCCTGTCATGCTTACCTTGAAAAACATATGGGTCCAGAGGCCAAATTTTACAAAGAAATTAAAAGAAAGTTACCAGAATTTTCATGGATTAGGATTGAAAACATTAGCTTACTTGGTACTCCTGATCTATTGGGGTATAATAATTCTGGGCACTTTTTTACTGTAGAGCTCAAGGTAACTAAAGGTAATAAAATTAGGTTTTCGCCTCATCAAATTGCGTTCCACGTGACACATCCCAACAACACATTTATCTTGGTAAAGGCCCTCGGTCCTTTACCCTTGAAAACTTTTTCATGGTCCATGTACCGTGGTACCCGGATCAGGGAGCTTGTTACTTCAGGCTTGAAGCTTGCTGCTTGTTGTGAAGGGCTTGAGGCTTGTCGCTTGATGTTTGCTGAGGCTTGACGCTTGTCGCTTCCTGAACCTGAACTGGTTCTGGTTTGCTTGTGGCTTGTTGCTTGTTAGCTGCTTGTAGCTTGCGAAGCTCTGCCCGGAGGGCAGCGTAATATTTCGGGTGGTAAAATGTCATTAGTGCTGGCCGTATGATATATTTTTAATTTCAGAATTCCAGCAATTCCTGCAATCTTTGCATTGATTGCCCTGATGAGGCGCCGGGCACGTAGCCTGAGCTGTCACCACAGTGCTGGTGTTTGGCCAGCTGGCAGGTGCTGCCTGGTCTATCATCGGAGCTGAGAACCTGATCACCAGGTTAGCAGGTGCCCTGTCTAGATGGTCCTTCACCCACGCTTCACGCGTTGGCATCCAGTGACGCTTCGAAGGTGTTAACCTGCAAACTTCATAAATTTTATTTAAATGTTCCAGATCCTGTACATCTCCTGAGTCGTGCCAGCGGAAGACGTCCGGCTTCTTGCTGTTAATAAGATGAGCCATTGCCTGGACCCATGGCGCTGTGTATATTGCTGCCAGTCTTCTGTACTGTGCATCTTGTACTACCTTAAACACGTAGCAGCCCTTCAGGGCGTAACAGTCATCACAAACTGAGCCCTTAACAGCCCGGAGCTTGGACCCTGTTTTGCATTCTTTGGCAGGTATACCAATTGACCAGCCGGGCATTTTGCCAGGCTTCGACAGCCCTCCAACTAATTTCCACGCTTCACTTGTTTTCATAATTTCTCCTTTATAATCCTACTACTACCAGACAGCTTGCCGCTTGTCAACTGCTTGGCGCTTGCTGCTTGTTGCTTGATACTTTTAAAAAACTTTTCACAGCTGGCCAGATATGACGCCGGCAGCTGTTCGTGCGGCGTCATGAAATAGTGTGTTAAGTCGTTGTGCTTAATTCTTTTTCTTTTCAAGTTCAATTTGGTCCTCCTCTAACCGGTGGGCGATATAATTATTCGCAATGAAGAAACCCATCCAAAGCAAACGTTGCTCTTCAGGGATGTGCATCTCCATATAATCAGAGACTTCTTTCTCTGTTTTAAATGTTACTACAAAATTGTTTTTTCCTAGTTTCATAATTATTCCTTTCTAAATTCATCCTACTATATCCCGGGACCATTGTCAAGCGTTGCTTGCTGCTTGAAGCTTGCCGTTTGCTTGCGCTCACTGATCCCTGATCAGGCCCGCCCGATCTACAGGGCAGAGGCCAATGTTATTTCAACCTGATCGCTGGTCCATCTCAGTGAAGAGCCCGGTGACAATTGTTTAACGTCCGGACAGGGCTCATATAAAATGGACCAGCGATCAGTTGTTGTCCTGCGTAGGCGAGGATCTTCCTTGTAGTTGCATATGATATACTACA